ATTAATGTAATTGCACAAGTACCTGCGGCAGGTACATTTGTAAAGTCTATGTCTGTAATACTTTCTGTAAGGGTAATAGTCGCAACATTTCCTGATAGTACATCTATAGCTAGTACTCCTGATGAGCTTGTTACTGCTTGTACTTTTTCATTGTAGTTAGGAAGAAGTAAGCCATCTGTATTAGAATATTCTGCTAATCCATCTGTGTCTGATCCGTCTTTTGTTACATGTACTGGTCTAAATTCTGCCATATTGTGTTCCTACTTAATTAAATTTATACTGTCTATTGTACCATCTGATTCAGTAAATTTTAGTATTCCTCCAAAGGTAGAAATATTATTTACTGATCCATCACTTTCAATAAATTGTAAAGAGTTATTAGCTACAGAAATATTGTCTGTAGTTCCGTCAGATAGTATAAATTTAAGTAAATCTGTTATGTTTAAATCTTCATCTATAGGTTTATTACCAATAGTATCAATAGAAATAGAACCGCCTTCTTTTAAAAGAAGAAGCATTGACATTAACTCATCTCCTGTGTTGCAGTTAAGTAAGGTGTACCTGCGTCAAAAAATAAAAAGAATAATAAATCCTCTGCACTTAATGTAGCTGTCATAGTAAACCCAAGTGCGCCTGCTGTCTTTGCAGTTACATTACCACCACCATTTACAGTAATAGCATTAATCGCAACTGTGTATGCTGATGAAGCGTCTTGTGTTACTTTGACTGTAAAAGAAGATACACCATTTGTTGGTACATTTGTGAAGTCTATATCAGTAACAGATTCTGTAAGTGTCAATGAACCTGTATTACCATTAGCTAAATCTATTGCAACAACTCCTGATGTTGATGATAAAGCTACATCTGTTTCTGCATAGTCTTTAAGTACTGCTGCTGATATTTCTTGATCTCCCGCATTTATAGCACCTGTCATAGTACCACCTGCTAAAGGAAGTTTAGTATCTGCGTATGCTTTTACAGATTGTTGTGAAGCTGCTGCTGTAGAACTATCGCTTGCCATGTTATCTTCATCAAGTAAAGTTATATCTCCTGCGTCAACATAAGATTTATTTGCAGCGTCTCCTGTTGCAGTTGGTGTAGTAAGGTTTGTAATTTTATTATTGTTAGCGTCTAAGTCAGCAGCTAATTTAGGTGTACCTGCTGTACCTGAAGCATAACTTACATCTACTACTTGACCAATTGCGTCAAACATATCTTCATACACTTGTTGTACAGGAACCATACGCACTACGGAGTTTTGTGGGTGTGATAGTCCTGAAGCTGCTGCTGATCCTGTTAAGTATCTGTTATCTGCAGTAGAAGTTACTAACTGTGTAGAAGTAAAAGTACCATCAAAGAATACATACTCACGCTGTGTTGCACTATCAGGTTCAATAACTAAATAACATGGACTTGTTAGTCCTGATGTAGAAGATACTGTTGCTGTTGTATCTGTAGCACCAAATGTACTAGATAGCGTAGTTTCAAACGCATTACGTGTAAATGTTTCTGCTGCTTTTCTTGTATTTGCCATATTCTAATTTCTCCTGTTTAGTATATCACACACCAAATTGGTGTATTCCCAATCTTCCAATACCGAGCGCACCTAATGAGGTAACTTCTCCTGTTGCAGACGCTTGTCTTTGACCACGTACTTGTATAGTACAAAATACCATAGTAGAACCTAGCTTAGTAATCTCTTGTACAGGTAAGGTAACATTCTCTACAATGCCTCTAATTATTTCATCAGGTTTAAAAAGTGTTAGTGTTACTGATTTACCTTCTAATTTTTTTACAGCGTCAAATAATTTTTTACCAATACCAGGTATATTTTTTGCACGTTTACCTGGACGCTCTATACGATCAGATACGTTAATAGGAATACGTGCAAGTATGTCTTCTGGTTCTGGGAAAGCACGATAACTGTATGAGTAAACTTCTGGACTAGCTGTCCTACCTGAATTAGAAGTTATTGTTAACTTAGGAACTAGCCACCTATTAATAACATTTATCATAGGAACTTCATTGCCACTCTCTGATGTTTCTATTTTAGTTAAAGTCGAGTAACTTATAGCATTAGGATTTTCTAATGCGTCTAAATCTGTGCTAAATTCTGCTAATACGTTAGAACCTGCAGGTATATCGTTGGTATAGATACGACCACCTATCCATTGTTTAGCTTGTGAAGTATAGAAATCTGCAGCAGGCAGTATTAAGTAACCGTCATCAACTAAAGTAGCAGCTTCTTTTATTAAACCTATACCTGCAACAATAAAAAATAATTTACCATTAGCTATAGCTATACCTAATATTTTACCTGATGTTCCTGTATAGTATATATTTCTTGCATACCCTAGTGTTGGTAAATAAATGGAATATAAATCTGTTTCTGTTGCGCTATCTATTACACCAAAATATATTTGATCTCTTGTGTTAAAGAATGCAGTAGGACTTTTATCTACTGTTGTATCGTTATCTCCAAATTCTTTTATAAGTTGTCTGTCATCAAGTGTATAAAGCACACCATCTGTTGCGATAATTCCTCTATATACTCTACCTATTTTGCCTCCACCTGCTGATGACTGTGAAGTAGAAAAGAAAACAATTCCATTACTTTCAGTCATATCGACTATATCTTCGCCCTCAATATAGGTTTGACCTGATAATACAAGACCAGATGTAGTGTCATCTTTTATAGCATAAATATATCCATCATCAGAAGCTGCTAATATTACAGATCCGCCGTCTATAACACTTGACCACAAAGATCCTGATGGTAATGATTTTATAAGTGGAGGACTATTTGTCCCGTCTATCTCGTGTAAGTGTCCGTCTGTGTCTATAGCTAAAACATAATTTTTTATATAAAATAATCCTGTGTATACGTGTGATGAGTGTAAGTTCATAACGTTACTCCACCCACTTGGAATGTCATCAGCGTCAAGTTTTCTAATAATACTATCTGTACCGTCATTTAATGACACATACAACTCGTGTCCAACTAACACCATTCCTGTTACATTAAAACTTGGTCCTGCTGAATAAGGATCTGTTGTAGTCCAGGTGTCTCCACCATCTGATGAATAATGTACATCGTGACCTTGTGACACGTATAAAACATCTTCATGTGATATAAGGTTTTGATAAGCATTAGCGCTAGCTCGTGAAGTAACAGCAGTTGTTTCGTTTAATAATTCTATAGAGTATGCTTTCCCACTATCATCTGCATTTTTGAAAACGTCTATACCTTTACTATCGAAAAATCTTCTAAAATCATTTGTTCCTTGTACTCTTTGATGTGCTTGATCTAACCCTGCACCACCAGAAAAATCAGATCTAGCGTATGATTGACCAAACTCTGCTCTAAATTCTTCAGGTACTTGTGCGGTGTTGACCTGTTGTGCTGATAATGGTGCAGTAGTGATAGATAATTCTCTACCTGGGGCTACTGCTAGACGTAATAGTATATCAGTAATACCATCAGATATTTGTGCTTGATACCCAAAAGCCAATGGGTTAGAAACGTTTGACGTTGATGGTAAAGGCATTAGGTAAAACTAATTCCGTATAATTCTACGCCTTGCGGAAATCGTGAACGTTGTTCCCTTCTTGCTCTGTCTAGCAATACTCCATAATATCGAAGTAAAGCATTTCTAAGTCTTTCTCCAGAACCAACAGGAACTCCTCTTTGTTCTAAGTTTTCTGTAATATAGTTTTGTGTACTTGCGTCAACATCTAACTCTGACAATAACTGTGCTACAGCACCAACCATAACTATTTGCTCATGAAAATCTTCTAGTCCTGATACAGTATTTAAGTCATCACTTTCTGCTGATGGTCTTGTAAACTTTGAAGCATATACAACATAGACACTCTTACCTGATGTAGGAGAGGTAGGAAACTGTACTGCTGCGTCTGTTGTAGATCCTGCAAAGTCTGTTAGTAATTCAAGTGGTACGTCTGTATAGCTTGTAGTAGTTCCTCCTGTTGTACTATTATCTATTTTTGCTTGTAAAATTCTTTGTGTGCCTGCAGGCATTTCTACAAATTGTGTAGATGAAGTTGTGAGTGTTGTTTTCTTAACAGCGTACAATGCAGGAAATAAACCAATAACTTGATCGCCAATAGCATTTGTTACGTTTAATCTTGGATACTTAGGTTTAAGAATAATATCAGTATCTTCTAAATGTTCAGCTGCAGTAGAACCTAATCTACCACGTTCAATTGTTATTTCTCTTGATACTGTGTTGATGTCTTCAACCATAACAAGTTCGCTATCAATTTCTAATACTGAACCCGCACCAATAAGTTCTTCTTCTTCTGGTGTAAATAGTCCTTCTTTATATTGTAAAGTTGTACCAGTTGATGTAAGACCTTGACCACCAGTAATGCTATCTAAGTTAGCAACTTGTGTTAAAGGTTCTTGTTCCTCTACAGGTCGTAAATACTCTCTGTAGGTTCTATCAATTAGCTGTCCTAGTGTAGACATGAATACCTACCTTTAAGCAGTTCTAAATATTAATTTAATTTTTCTGTCTGCAGCTTCTGTTCCGTCTGAAGTTACTCTAATGTAACCACCGCTAGCAAAAGCCCAACCGCTAGGATCTACACGTGTTGCATTACCTGCACTAACTGTGTATGATACCTCTGTGCCGTCAGTCTCTACTACATCAACCCATGATGATCCATCTACTGAAAAATCAAAGGTAATGTTTGAACCAGTCATAGCAGATGGGAATACAATCCCTGCTAAAAGCATGTTATCTACATTGACTGATGTACTGTTGCTTGCGTCATCTGAAATGTCTATTAAAGCTACTTCGCTTTTACTTCTACCGTATACCATATTGTAAATTCTAACATACTCAAAACACCGCTATGGTGGAATAGCGGTGTCTGAGTAATTATTGAATAGGAATTAACCTATTACGTTATCGATCTGACAATGGTATTGTTGTGGACCAAAGTCCATAGCCATTTCCATGTATACAGCTTTAGCAATTCTTGCGTTATCTGCTTGATCTAAGTCTCTAACGAACATTGTTCCATATCCTGGGATATTTAAGAATATTGGTTTAACGAAACTAAGGTCAACGATAAATGCTTGCTTAGAACCTACAATGGTACCTGCTGGTAAGAAGTCAGATAATGCTAGTCCGATTGAACCGAATGGTGTAACAATTGTATCAATGTCAACACCTCCAACATTTCTGTCTCTTGGTAAGATACCATAATTTACAGATCCAACTGTAGCGTTAACGAGTTCTTTGTTGAGATCCAACAACATTGTTGGAGATACAAAGAGAACTGGTTGTCTCATTGGTGCGCCTGCGTCATATAACGCTTTCATACCACTAGCTATGATGTCCCAGTTTAGTTTTTGTGCTGCAGGACTTCCTGCACCATCATCGTTATTTACTGCAGTTCCGCCTGATAGATCTTGATGTTCTTTCAAACCTCTCATCTGACGGTTGCCTGTTGTACCATCGTTGTAGGAAGCATTGAATGCTGCCCACTCTACTTTTTTAGCTACTGTCTCTAGTACTAATTCCATTTGATAAGCAAGCTCATCATTGATTGGGTTAGTTCCTGCTAAAGCTAATGCAGGATCAGAGTTTTTATAGTTGCCCGCTAAGTCGAACGGTACTATTTCTCCAGAAGCAGCTTGTGCAGTATAAGAAATCTGCGCGGCTTCATGGAATATTTGTAGAACACCTTGTTGTGCTGCTCTGCTTCTACCTGAATAGTTAGGCGCGCCGCCTTCGTCATCAGGAGTTACAGAAGAAACTGCCGCATTGTCTTGTGTTTGGAATTGGAAGAATGTGCTGTTTGTAGCAACTCCGCCATTCAAACCACCTGCAGCAGCGAGTAGTGGTGTTCTATGAGGTGTTATTTTAAATAACTCGCCAGTAAAGTTGTTCACGTCACTAGCGACTATTGGATTAGCACCTGATATTGCTGCCATTTTCTACGTCCCTTCTATTTGTAGTTAATTGGTTTATTGATTTTTTTGTTGTTCTTGTAAGGCAATTTTTGCCCTTAGACTATCTCTTACAGAAGTCTCTGGACTACCAATAACGTCTTGCATTTTCTGTGTCCAATCAGCAGGTTGTTGTGCAGATGAATTTTGTTGTATCTGTTCTAACTTACTGTCACTTTCAGCGATCTTCGCAGCAGCTACTTCGTTGTTCTGCTGTACCTGTGTATCGATGTTATAAGTGTCTTTAAGCCATTGACCTAACTCTGAAGTATCTGGTTTTCCGTCATATAGATCGAAAGCCATTTTACCTGTACCAGAGTTTGGATCTAGTCCAACATCTTTAAACATAGAAGTCTTTACGACATTCTTTAGTTCTTTATTCTCTTGCTCAACTGATTTAAGTTTATCCCTTAAACCTTTAATACCTTCGTTGGTATCGTTGCCGTCCATTATTTGTTCTCCGTTATCTGTCATTTGATAATCTCCATTTCTCACACTATTACACCGTTCTCCAATAAGGTGTGGTACATATTGGGAGTGGTTACAGAATTATTTTACATGTTGAATGGGCGCTGTAACATACGCATACAACACCTCTACGAATTAAATACGTGGTAAGGACGTAGGAACCCTTAACCAGAGTGATGATCTATTGTTTACTTGGCGGATACTGTCAACGCCAATACAATTAGTATAACACATAAAAACACGGTTAATGATTTTTTTCCTGTTTCTGTCAATATAATTTTATAAGCGTCATTCCACCAGGTCCATGCTTTATCAGACTTGTAGTGACCTTTTTTATTTCTAGCACGTACCCATTTAAACATCATTGTTCAACCAATCCAGTTATACCTGCTTGTGTAGCTGCTGCGCCACCTTCTTGCGTAAAGACTGTAGCTTGTTCGCCTTCAAGTCTTGCACGAACTTGGTCTGCAACACCATCTCCAAAGACTTCACTTTCTATGAACTCTGATAAACCAAATATGTCTTCTCTACCAGTAAACCTGCTAGCTAATCTTTGTAATCTAGGCAACTGTGTCTCTGCTCTAGCTGCTAACTGTTGCGCACCTGTACCTGAAACACCTGCACTAATAAGTCTTTGTGCCTGTTCTGTAGATATAGCAAAGTCTTGTTCTAAGAATGCACCACCAATTTGTGATACTTCAACTCTTTGGTTAATAATATCTGCTGATACATCTTCTGATATGAAGCTAGCAAATATAGCTTCGTCTGTAATATCTTCAGTTGTTGGAAATATATTAGGATAATTGTTCACGTAGTATTGTTTTACAGCACTAAACTGTGGAAACAATGAGTTGTATGCAACGTTAAGTCTTTCCTCAAATGTTCTAGGTGCCACATCATTTTCAAATAATGTTTGTATTTGGTTACTAAAGTAATCAGGATTAAGGTTGTAATCAGCTAATAGATTTGTGTAATCTTCCTCAATCTTTATATAATCAAGCTCTGGCGTTGGTGTATCAATACGTAAAGTTTTACCATCTTCTCTAAAAATACCAGGGAACTTATCTTTATATGCTTGTGTAGTTCTTAATACATTTAATGCTTCTTCTTCGTCTCCCCCGTTTGTATTAAACTCTTGTAAGAAACCTTCAGATAACTCTGGACCTAACCATGGATAGTTTGTTTCTACGTATGCTTTTGCGTCAAATTCTTCTACTGGATCTCCAGGTACTTCTACAACTGGACCAGGTAAAGGTGGTGGATCAGTTTGTAGTCCTTGTAGTTCTAATTCTAATCTTCTACGTTCTTCTTCTAATCTTCTACGTTCTTCTTCTAATGCTGCTTTTTCTGCTGCTAAAGGATCTATTAGACCACTCTCATCTGCTTCTTCAACAGGTGGTACTGTTGTTACTGGTGGAGTAAAAGCAGGTTCTGTTATTTCTCCTGCTGCTGCTGCCGCACCTTCACTTTCTTCTCTAAGTCTTGCAAGATTATCTACAGTTGGTTCTTCAAAATTTACCTCTGGTTCTGATTTAGGCGCTGATCTAGGAGGTGCCATAACACCATCTATCATTGGATTAAGTCGTGAAAGTCTAGCTAAGATACTCATTGAAACCTACCTCCTCCTGTTGCACGTTGACCAGGTGTACCGAACTTACTTTGCATTCTTGTCTGCAATGTATCACGATATGTTTGTGTACCTAGTTTTGCAGCTTCCTCGAACGCTATATCTTCTCTTTCTTTAACGTCATTAGTAGCCATAAATCTTTGCCACGCTGATGATGTTTCATCTGGTAACTGTCCAGTTACTGTATTCCATTGTTGTCTAAATGTTCCTGAAGCAGTTGCATAATTCTTTACTGCTGTTCCTTTGAACTGTGTGTATTTATTCTGGAATGTTTCCTCTAACTGTGGAATAAAAGTTTCGTTATACCAAGTTGGATTAGCTTCTGCTTCTTTAGCTATAGCTTCTACATCATAGAACTCTGTTTGCCCAGGTCCTAATACGTTCTCAATATATTCAGCAATATCTCTTGTCTTTAATATCACATCAAAAGATTGTCCTGTAAGTACTGCTTGTACTTCTGGATCGAGTGTATATCTTATACGTTCATTGACCATCTTGTCTAAAATATTATTTAACTCTGTAGTATCAGAGATTTTACCTAACTGTAACAAGTTAGTAAGACCTGATACTACGTTAGGGTTTATTGTTTGTACACCTCTGTTAATCATACCGTCAACAATAAGCTGTTGGTTCTTGACAGATTGTTCTGCATATTTAGCAGGATCAGAAGCAAACAATTCTGCTGCTTGTCTTTCACTAGGCGGTGTAGTTCTGTACCAGTTAACACGTTCTAAATCTGCAGTACGTACTGCTTTACCTTCTAAAGCATTCTCTATAGCTAATGCTAAAAAGTCTAAGTTACCTTCTTCATCTTCTGATAAGATCCAAGGACTATACTTTGCTTCTTCTTGTAATGCTTCTACTAAATGATCATAAGGTTCTGCACCTGCTTCTGCTTGTGAAAATAATAATTGATTAGCATTACCAAAATAAAAACTGTTGTTGTACTCTTGTCCTGTAATAGCTGATGAACCTTCTATAACATTCATATCACTATCTACTACAACGTTTGCTACTAAGTTATTTCCTGCTACTTTTTCTTTTACTGCGTTCCAATCTGATATTTCATAACGCCATGTAAATTTACCAGATGATCCTTCAAACTCTGGTATTTGTGCAACGAGGTAGAACTTACTACCAAATTCTGTAATTTCTTCCCATATCTCAAAGTCTTTAGATATAGTGTTTATAAGTTTATTTGCTGTTTTATCTTGTGTCGCCATTATACAAACTTTCCGCTAAACGTTCTCTTTATTCTATCATACATAGGATCCACAACGTCAGCTTCTACTGGTTTTGGATATGCTAATGTTTTATTTAGTTTATCTTTGGTTGTTGGTACATAGCCGAAACCTGTGACCATACCTGTTTCTCCCGTATCTTTTGCTAATTCTTTTGTCTTTTTTATAATTATATCAGTAGGAGTAATCTTTTCTGCTTTAGTAAGTTGTTCGTTTATATTTTCCCAGTTAGGTGTATATTCCTCTCTGTTAATTTTTGCACCGTATGGCTCTGCCATTGTGTTGTACATATCAATCATATAGTTACTAGCTATTTTTTCTAGTTCTGGTTTAGCTGCAACAAGACCGTAAAACAATAGAACACCTGTTTCGTAAATATCTAATAATTCCCCTGCACCACTAAACGTAGTCCATTTAACAGACATTTGTGATAATTTATTTCTTAATTTTTTTTTGACAGTATCTTCTAATGGTAATTTATTTACAATATTGTTTGCTTGGTCTTTGTATGTATTAGTTAATGCTTCAAGTTCAGTTACTTGATCTGGTGTAATTCTTTGGTTTCCATTAGCATAATTTTCTATTTCATTGACATCATAAATATTCGTAGTTTCATCTACTATATTTGTAGGTGTGTCTAATGATGTTTCTATAAATGCTTCTGGACTTTTACCTGCTGCAAATCCTTCTTTAGTTTGTAATGTTGCAATAGGTTTTATATTATAGGTTTCATTTGCAGTTGTTAAAGGAATAATCTCATACTGTGCAACTTCAAGTAATCCAGTAGAACCAGTTTCTCTATTGCCAATAGCTTTATATCCAAGTTCTTTTATTGTTTCTATATTATCTTGTATAGCTTTTGTATTTCTTATTTCGTTTTTACCAAAAATTAATGTATATAATTTTGGGTGTTTATTTTTTAACGAAACTGGACTTATGTCTAATATTTCATTTGGTTTTATGTTTGTTGAAAATTTATAAAGTTTTTTATTAGTTCCTGTGTATTTATTTGCGTATGGTGCATTAGTTGCAAAATAATTTTGTGTTCCTAAACCTGCTGATTGTATATCGCCTTGTTTAATAAAATCAGATATAACTAATCTTTCTGGATTATCAGTAGCTCTAAATAATTCTACATAACCATTTTCATTTACTAATACAGTTGCTTCTTTACCAGACCTATCAATACCAATTACTACTTCTTCAGGTATATCATCTACTACATTTGTAGGTGTGTCTGGTAATTTTCTTTGATATGTTCCTTCAAACATTGTTTGTTGTTGGTCTGTAAATGACTTTTCTATTGTTACAGGATTTCCATTTACATAATCTTGAACACTTTGAGCTACATTACTTCCTTGTTTAAAAGTATCTCTTGATACCATATAAGGTCTGTTTTTATCTTTCATTTGATTATCGACAATAATCATCAATAAACTATCCAGTTCGTTGTCAGGCATATTATATTTTTTACCTACTATTTCAGCAAAATCTGCGTGTGCCATAAATGTTTTTCCTGTTTCTGGTTCATACAAATTATTCGCAGCTTCAAATTCATCGAATACATCTTCAATTAGTTTAGGAAAATCTTTTATAATATCTTTTTCCATTAGTCCTTCTTTATCATTTCTGAAATCTTATCGCCTAACAGTCCATATTTACCTTGTGGTTTGGGACCACCAGGTATTATGCCAAAAAATTGTTTAACAATAGTCTCAAAAGATTTAAATACTTCTTCTACATCATCTTCTATAAATGTTTTTTTTGCTAATGCTTCTCTTTGTTTTCTTCTACGCTCATCTTCTAAAGGTGTACCTGTATCTTGTACTGAAGGTACTGTAGTTGTAGTAGTGCTTGGAGTAGTAGTTGTTGTAGAAGTTGTTGTAGGTGTAGGTGGTTCTGTTTGTAAATACTTTAATTCATCGTTAACTCTTATTGTTAATCCTTCTTTAACATTTTTATCTGATCCACTAATGCTATCTAACATAAGTACAGCTAATGTTTCGTAATCTTTATTAGCTGCTGCTGTATACATAGCTTTTTTAGATATTTCACTACCTCTGTTAAATGTAGCTATAACCATATAATCAAATGTTTTTTGATCTAATTTAACACCAAAGTTATTCATACGATTATTAACTCTTAATTGATGTTCCTCTAAATCATCTAATAATAATTGATTTGCTTCTGCTTCTGATATTACTGTGCCTGGTTGTACTGGTGTGCCTGATGATCTGCCCGTGTGACCGTAACCAATAGTTTGTACTCCAGTACCATCGTCATACGCTTCTAATTCTAATTTTTCTTTGCTTTTTATAAACTCAATACCTTCAGGAGATATTGTCATGCCAGTTTCGTTAGCCACTACTTGCCAACCTGGACATAGCGTCAACAGTACTAAATAAGTAGCTAAGATCATTACGTTCCTTTGTAGCTTGTTGTGTAGCTTGTACCTCTGCGCCTAATACAGCGTCAGCATACTCACTAAGTTTAGCGTCTGGTGTCTCTGGTACAACTAAAGTCTTGTCTGCACCTGGGAACATACGTTGTGCTAGGTCATAATTTTTGTTATAATCTGCAACTGCTGTTTGATAATCTCTACTAGATTGTGTATAAAAATCTGCGAATGCAACCATTTCTGCTTCTGATAATTCTCTGTTTATACCAATAGAACGTAATGCACCATCAACTTCTGCTTTAATTTGTGTTGGACTAGGTTCAGTATATACCTGTGGTAGTAACGGAGGTCTTTTGTAAAGTCTTTGTTTTTCTTCTGCTAGGTGTGTACCTATGTCAGTAAGTTCATAGTTAGAAGCAGTCATAGCTGATAACATTGCAGATTGACTTTTATCTCCCCATGTACCTTGTTCAAAGAACCAATCATCATAACTAAGATAACCTGCTTGTAGTAAGTCTGTTTGTACTTGCACACGTTCTTGTGGCAACATATTAAAACCTATTTGTATATGATCTTGACCACCGTATCTACTTGCTGCGTCTTCTGCACTAAGTGTAATTGTTTCTGCTGCTAAATCTCCTGGTGTTAACTCTTTGCCATCTTCAAAAACAGAAGCAAGATCTGGATTTTTATAAACTGTGTAACCTGGTGTAATACCACCAAACAATCCACCTACTTGATAGTCTGTTTGTCCTAAAATAGCTTCTTTAGCTTGATTAACTATTGCACTATCTTGACTTTGTATAATGGTGTATCCACCATCTAGTTGTTGTTCTGTAAGTGCAACTAATTCGCTTTCTGATACAGTCAATTGTTCTGTGTCTCCAGTAGCATTATTAATCTTAGTTACTAAACCACCTGCTTCTTTAATAGTTAAAGGTGTTCCTTTATCATCTCTATCTTGTATATATGAATTGTATTCTCCACTAAATTCATACTTACCTGGTTCTCCAGTCATTATTGGTTCATACAATACTGTTGGCTCTGCTCTAAATCCTACTTTAGGTACTTTAGTTCTACCAGGATCTGTCTCTCTAAACTGTTGTACGCTTACTGATGGTGCGTCATAGTTCTTTTTATATCTATCATATTCTTCTGATGAAAACAATACGTAACCTTTACCACCACCTGGTTTGACAATTGCACCTATCTGCCCAGTTGTGTCATACCATTCGTCTAATTTACCTTTAAGAAATTCAAAGTATGCTTCACTATCTTCTCCGCCTGCTTCTACTCCTGCAGACATATCAAATCCCATAAGTATATCTTGTACTATGTCTAGTGGTGTATTTACTAGCCATGGTTTATATTGTCCAGGAGAATATCCTTGAATAGGACCTTGTAATTGTGTTGCAGCTATAGCGTCATTTAAAGAATTTTCTAATACTTTCTTTGTAACTAGATTAGTACCTAGACCAGTTTGGCTTTCTTTGTTTATACTTTGGTCAAATATAGATAATGCTGTATTTACTTTAGCCATAAACATACTATCAGACACGCTTTCTTTAACTAAAGCATTTAATTCTTTAGCAAACTCTGAACTATCATCTAGTTGTCTTTGTGCTTTTATACTGTCAACAATTGCTTGTTTATATTCTTCTGTCACGCTTCTCCCTGCTGTACGGGCAAGTATGCACCGTATTCTAACATTGTATCATAATCGTACTCCAAATCTTCTAAGAACTGTGTCCTCTCTTGGAATAATGGTAATAATAAATTTTGTGCTATAACATAGAAATCATCGTTATTTCTTGATTGTTGACCTATAAAGTCACGTAGTTGTTGTCTTTCAAGTAACATAGTACGTGATGTTCTCCAACCTGCAGAAGATAAACCACGTCCTAGTGATTTCTTTTCTAGTATTTTTATGTAGTCTAATACTTGAATTACTGCTCTACCTGTATCAGTATTTTTAAGTTTAGAGTTCTTTTCCCAATTACTTAACTCTTGGAACTGGTCATCAAGAGTTCCTCTTTGTGGTAATCCAGGTATTGTAGAACCAAACCCTGGCAATCTTTGTTGCATTGTAGCTCTATGTACAGCTAATATTCTTTGACGTTGTTTAGCTTGAAATGGATCTGTTATGTCAAACTGTTGTAATGTTTGTACTCTTTTGTTTTCCATTGCAAAAGCACCTAAACGTTGGTTACGTGTAGCAACCCATTCTTCTGGTGTTAATGGTTCACGTTGTTCGTTATATATAGACCTTGTATATGCTTCATAATCAAATGCACCACCACCACCATTAGGTACTGCATAAAATGCTGTTAAAGGATACTGTTCAAATAACTCTGGATTTTCTTTTTCAAACTGTACACCACGTTCATCAACAGGTCTAGGTTCTATAATTA